ACGATAACTTCGCTACGATCGTTAAATCTGTTGCAAACGGCAGATGCATCTACAGCAATATCAAAAATGCTATCAAATTCTTACTTGCCGGAAATGCTGCCGCTATTATTGTGGTTCTTATTACGACATTCTTCGGACTTTCGCTTCCGTTTACTCCGGTTCATCTGCTTTTCATCAATCTGCTGACCGATTCGCTTCCGGCACTTGCTCTCTGTATGGAGCCTATGCAGCCGGGTATTATGAATCAGAAGCCTCGTCCTTCCAATGAAGCTATCCTGAACAGGGAATCCGTTACCTATATCGTTTTCCACAGCATTATTATTGCAGCGTGCGTTATGACGGCTTTTATGATTGGAAGAAATTCCTCCGACAGTGCCGGTATGGCTAGTACTATGGCTTTCGCTACCCTTTGCCTTGCTCGTCTTTTTGAGGGCTTCGACAGCAGAGGAAGCCACTCAATCGCTAAGCTCGGACTGACCACAAATATGTATACCATTGGTGCGTTTATGGTTGGTGCTGTACTGCTTTCATGCGTGCTGTTCATTACTCCTATGCATGGATTTATGGATATAAGCAGCTGCTTTACTATGATGAATGCTCTTCAGATTCTGGGGTTGGCAATAATTCCTATGGCGGTTACGCAAATTATAAGAATGATTAAAGAAGCTTTTTAAATAATTTTCCCCTGCGGCAGATTTTTTCTGCCGCTTTTTTTTGTCCTGTTTTATTGTACAATACGCTTTGTTTCAACAGCATAATTTGTGCATTCATACAAACCTGAAAATTATTTTTTTCTTATTCAACTGTTTTCCGTTGAAAAATGCCCCTTTTTTGCCTACCTGTGAACGGTACATCCGTATGACACGAAAGGAGGTATTTTATTTATGCCCATATCAAATCTTAAATCTAAAAGAAAGGAATTTTGCTGCAATTACGTTCTTCTCGGCAACGTCAGAGAAGCTGCTGTCAAAGCCGGTTTTGAACCGGAAGATGCTCTGTCAGCAGGTACGGCTTGCCTTGAATCGAAAGAGTGCCGGAGACTTATCGGCAGACTGCGTGATGCCCTCTCAGACAGCGGAAGCGTTATCTCAGGGCTTCGGCGACTGGCTTTCGGATGCTGCAATGATGCTGTTTACCTCGTCTTTGCCGACGAGCTCCCACCTCAGCACGTTATCTCTCAGCTTGACCTTTTCAATGTCTCTGAAATTAAACGTGTTAAGGGCGGCGGAGTTGAGGTGAAACTGTTCGACAGACAGAAAGCTCTCGAAAAACTGTTTGAATTTGAAAATTCATGCTCAGACAGAAATACTGCCGAAAGCCTTATCAACGCTCTTACTAATGCTCCAAAGGAGGATGAGCCGGATGATTAAAGCTTTTTCCGATAAACAGCTGCTTACCGTCAACTGGTGGACTTCTCCCGAATACAGCGGCTATGATGCTGTTATATGCGACGGCGCTGTCAGAAGCGGCAAAACACTTTCTATGTCTCTGGGATTTGTTTTATGGGCTTCAATCAGCTTTAAGGGCGGTACCTTTGCCATGTGCGGCAAAACGGTTACTTCCCTGAGAAGAAATGTGGTAACGCCTTTGCTCGGTATGCTGGGCAGTATAGGCTTTACCTGCTGCGAAAAAGTCAGCCGCAATTACTTTGACCTTACCTTTAAGGGAAATACAAACAGATTTTATCTCTTCGGCGGTAAAGATGAGGGTTCGGCTTCTCTGATTCAGGGAATTACCCTTGCGGGAGTTTTTCTCGATGAGGTTGCTCTTATGCCTCGCTCTTTCGTGGAACAGGCTCTTGCACGATGCTCCGTAAACGGCTCGAAAATGTGGTTTAACTGCAACCCCGATAATCCGTCTCACTGGTTCTATACCGAGTGGATTAAAAAGGCTGAGGAAAAACACGCTCTCTATATCCACTTCACTATGGACGATAACCCGTCACTCTCTCCTAAGCTGAAAAAACGCTACAAACGTTTATATTCCGGTGCTTTCTATGACCGGTTCGTGCTTGGGAAATGGACGGCTTCTGAGGGAATTGTTTATCCTATGTTCAATCGGGAAAAACACGTTTTCAGCGGAGAGGTTATTTGCGAAAGATATGTCGTTTCCTGCGATTACGGTACGGTTAATCCGTCCTCGTTCGGACTATGGGGTCTGGCATCGGATGGGAAATGGTACCGCCTGCGTGAATACTATTACTCCGCAAGAAAGGAGGGTGTCTCTCGTACCGATGAAGAGCATTATCAGGCTCTGGAAGAGCTTGTCGGTACTCTCGATATTGATAAGGTTATTGTCGACCCGTCGGCTGCAAGCTTTATCGAATGCATCCGCCGCCATAAACGATTCCGTGTCGTTAAGGCGGATAACGATGTTATTGCAGGTATCGGACGTGTAAGCTCCGCTCTGAAACAGGATATGCTGAGATTTCATGAATCCTGCCGTGATATTATAAGGGAATTTTTCCTTTATCGCTGGAACGAAAAATCTGCCGGTGATTTTCCCGTTAAGGAAAATGACCATGCTATGGATGATTTACGCTATTTCGTTTCGGATGTGATGAACGACAGGGGAGGTGACGGCTTTTTCGCTGTTTCGGTTTCAAGGTAATTTCACAACTCATATGCTTCTTGTGATGTATCCGTTCAAATCTTCACTAAGGAGGAAAAATGAAATTTTTCAGAAAAAAAGAAAAGATATCATCCGGACAGAATAATAATCCCGAAATTTTTTCCGCTCCGAGATTTTCAGAATGCGATTTCTCACTTCCGCCGTCTGTAGACCCTTTTGAAAAGGAACTCTATGACAGGCTCAGATTCGCTGTTCCCGTTATTGATGCGGCTCTTATGAAAATCGTCCGTCTTACCGGCGGATATCGGGTGGTTTGTTCAGATGAGAGATTTCAGCAGGAGCTTGACGGCTTCCTCGAAAATGTCCCTGTCGGACTTACCGGCAAGTCTATCGGCGATTTTACCGATAATTATCTGGACAGCCTTCTTACCTACGGCAGTGCTGTCGGGGAAATTGTTATCGACAGCTCGGAAAACCGGATTGCAGGTCTTTATAACGGCGATGCTGCGGCTGTAAGAATCTCTTCGGGAGATAATCTGCTGACAAGACAATATTCTGTTGTGAGACATGACGGAAAACCTGTTCCTGTGGCTCATCCGGAAAGAATACTTTATTCTTCGCTTACCGGCGGAAAATCTATCCTCAGAGGACTTCCGGCTCTCAGCAGCATTCTGCTTCGTATCTATCAGTGCATCGGGCAGAATTTTGAACGTGCAGGAAATGTACGATATGCCGTTACTTATAAGCCGTCTAAGGACAGCGGCGAAATGGCTTACTCCCGTGACAGGGCGATGCAGATTGCCAAAGAATGGGCAGACGGTATGAACTCCGCTAAATACGGTCAGGTTAAGGACTTTGTGGCTGTCGGAGATATTGATATAAAGGTAATCGGTGCGGAAAATCAGCTTTTCGATACGGAGGTTCCTGTGCGACAGCTTCTTGAACAGATTGTCGCTAAGCTTTCTATTCCTCCGTTCCTGCTGGGACTTAACTGGTCCTCAACCGAGAGAATGTCCTCTCAGCAGGCGGATATCCTTACATCGGAGCTTGAATACTACAGGAGAATTCTTACTCCAGTAATCCGTGATATCGGCAATGCTTATCTTTGCTCAAGAGGCTTTGATGCCGTATGCTCCGTCGAATGGGATAACATTAACCTACAGGACGAATCTGCCCTTGCAGAAGCTCGTCTAAAAAATGCTCAGGCAAGAGAAATTGAACTCAGACTGGGCGAAAATCTATGATAATTTTTTTTGGAGGTATTTTTTTATGTATAATGATATCAAACTTGAAAAGGGTCTTTACAATCTCAGCGGAAAGAGCTTTACTTCCGCTCTGGAGGAACTTGACCCATCCTCTAACTACTGCGGCACTCCCCTTGAAAGACTTGATGCTTATGAGCGTCAGCTTAAGCGATTCAATATCAGAATCTCCGGTCAGGACTGCGACCGTGTGGAAAAGTTCTTTACTTCTACGGAATCTGCCGTTCTCTTTCCGGAATTCGTTACAAGAAGCATTAAGAAGGGCTTCGATGAAACTGTTCTTTCTGCGCTCTGTGCTGCTAAGACTGTCTGCGAAAGCGGTCAGTATCTGGGATGCGTTCTGGATGATACTGCTCAGTACAATACCGCTGCGGAGGCAAGCGTTCTTCCTACAGCTACCGTAAGGGAAAGCTCTGCCGCAACAGTACTTACAAAGTATGGCAGACTTATTACCGCTTCATATGAGGCTATACGTCAGCAGAGACTGGATGTTTTCAGTGTTATGCTTAAAAGTATTGGCGTTAAGCTTGCGGCTGCGGTTGTTAATAAGGCTGTATCGGTTCTTGTTGAGGACGCTTCACAGATTACGGCATCTTCACTTACATATGCGGAGCTTGCAAAGCTTTACGGTAAGTTCGACTGCTTTAACCTGAATACGCTTATTGTATCACCTGCAACAGCTTCCTCTATTGTGGCAATGGATGAGCTTTCTGATATTTCTCCCGACGAAACAGGAAAAATAGTGCTTCCTTTCGGTGCGGAGCTTGTCAAGACAGGTGCTGCAAGCGATAATACTATTATCGGTATCGACAAGAGCTTTGCTCTCGAATTTATTACAAGCTCTGACCTTGTGCTTGAAACCGATAAGCTTATTGACCGTCAGCTTGAATGCATCACTGTTTCCATTACCTGCGGATTCAGAAAGATTACTCCGGATGCGGTTAAGGTTCTTTCAATTACAGAATAAAAATATGTCAATCAATGGTGTGCCGCAGTTATTGCGGCATACCTTGAGCTTGTTGCAAGGAGGTAATTATGACCGGCGAACAGCTTGAAAAAATAAATAAATTCACAAGAAGAGATTTTACTGAGGATGAGCTTTATGTGTTCAGCGTTATCCTCTGCGATAATGATATCGACCGTGACGGCGAACGCTTTTCGGAATCGGCTCTCGAAGAGCTTAAGTCGCTCTTTATCGGCAAAACAGGTATCTTTGACCATAATGCAAAATCTTCCAACCAGAATGCTCGTATTTTTGATACAGAGGTTATTTCCGATGAATCACGCCTTACCGGAAACGGAGATATCTATAAGTGCCTTAAGGCATATGCCTATATGGTTAAAACCGACGAAAATCAGTGCCTTATTTCCGAAATCGACGGCGGTATCAAAAAGGAAGTCAGCATATCATGTTCCGCTTCTAAGCGCATATGCTCCGTTTGCGGGTGCGATAAGAGTCAGACTTCATGCGCTCATATAAAGGGAAAAAACTATAACGGAAAGCTCTGTCATACCGTTCTGAACGACATTACCGATGCTTATGAATGGAGCTTTGTTGCCGTTCCGGCTCAGGTTAATGCGGGGGTTACGAAAAAATTTGCTTCGGAGGGGAATGTTACGGCGCAGCCCTCTTCCTATGATATGGATGCCGCACATTCTGAGCTTAAACGTGATATCCGCCGCCTCGCATTTATTTCCGGAGGCTTTGATTTGGCGGAAAAGCTCTCGAAATCAGCAGAATTCCTCAGTACGAAGCA